GAAGATGCTAAAAAAGATTTAGGTGTTACTATTACAATAAATAAATGCGAAGAATATTCAGAAGTTTAAAATAAATTAAAAAGAGGATAGAAGAATGAAGATAGAAATTAATTTTACAGATAAGTTTGGTGAAAAATTTTCAATAGTAAGAGATGTTGAAGAAGATTTTCAGGATATGACTGAAGTTGAATTTTTGCACGATTCATATAAAGCGTTTTTAAATCTTTACGGATTTCCAATAGATACTGATGAGTTTATTACCATTGCAGGATACGATGAAAACGGTGAATATTATACTGATTAATAGATAAAATTGTACTTTTATGACCTATCTACCACGTGTGGAAAAGGATTCTGATTGCGGTGAATAATCGCTTTCTGCTTAACAAATTCAGCCCTATATAAGAGCAACTCAAGACTGTTTTTCATAAATCCTCCTTCAAGAATGGCTTCGGCTGTTCTTGTATGGGGCTGAAACGTTCTTCGGGATGGGAACGGGAGTAGTGGCGAGTAGGTGTACGTTTGTATACCTATTTTGCCACGCCTAAAAATAATTAAAAGAAGGTAAAAGATGAGTATAAAAAGAAGAGATGGAGAAAGTTATTTAGCTTATGCCAAAAGAATAACTAATGGTAAAGCTGATGGAACGCTCGACATAGATTATGTTGAGTGGGGAAGTGCTTTAATTGATAAAGAATATTCTTCTGATAATTTTCGTAAAAGTTTTTATGTGATTTCTGAAATGCTTAAAAATATAGATATTGAAGTAGAAGATAATTTTACTGAAGATGATTTATTGAGAGAGTTAGAACAAAAGAAAATTGAATTACAAAAAGAAAAGGTTAAATTTCAAGATCAGCGTAATGCTTTTAATAAATTAATTAGAGAAAGAGCTAGACAAGAAGAATTAAATGAATTGATAGTTTCGACTATTAATAATAACTTACCAAAACTAAATTATATACATAAAGAAGTTGTTCCAACTGATAATGATTTAATGGTATCGCTGAACGACATACACTACGGAATTTGGATTGATAATGCGTGGAATAATTACAATTCAGATGTTTGCAGGGATATGTTTGAGGAATATTTAGATAAAATTATTCAAATACAAAAGAGGCATAATTCACAGAATTGTTATGTTTGTGCAAACGGGGATTTGATAAGCGGTATAAGCCACAAGGTGATTCAATTAGAAAATAAAGAAAATGTAGTCCAACAATTGATGGGTGTTTCTGAACTGATATCTAATTTCTTATATGAATTGAGTCAACATTTTGACAATGTAATATTTTCAAGTGTAGCTGGTAATCATTCAAGATTAGATAAAAAAGACGATTCGCCAAAAGACGAAAGATTAGACGATTTAGTTGAGTTTTATTTAAAGGCAAGATTGCAGAATGTTAAAAACATACATATTAACGATGATAAATTGGATACAAGCATATATTTGTTAAATATTCGTGGTAAGAATTATTTAAATTCACATGGGGATTATGACGACTCAAATTACAAGGTATTGTCCTTAGTTTCAATGGTAGATAAACCTGTATATGCTGTATGTTTAGGACATAAACATAGAAATAAATCGGACTATATTCAAAATATTAAATTAATAATGGCTGGAAGTTTCCAAAGTACCGATTCTTATTGTGTGCAAAAAAGGATAGTTGGTCAACCTCAACAGCTTGTTTGTGTATGTGATGAAAATGGAATAGTTTGTAGCTATGATATAAATTTTAAAAAGTAAATTAAAAAGACGAGAAAAGATTATGAAAAAAGATGATAAAAAAGAAAAAGTATATGATGATTCCGTTAAAGGAGTTAAAGATTTTAATGTTTGGAAAAAATTATTTGATTTAAATTTTATTTGTGTTGATGCAAATAAAGATAAAAATTTCATGTGTCCGTATCATGAACACAAATGTACTTTTAAAAGTGTTTTATATTTCTTAAAAACCGATGATTTAGAAGAGGTTTTAAATCAAATTTATAAAGAATTAGAAGAAGAAAATAAAAGAGGTTAATTTTATGGACAAACAATTCAAAGGAATATTCAATCCTGCTATTGCAAGAGGATTACTGAAAATGAATCATCCAATAGTAGATATTAAAAGCATGAAAGAAAATCCAGATAAAACTATATTTTTCTTTGAATATAATGAACAATTTGAAAAAGATTGGAGTTTATTACAAGAAAAATATAAATAAATTAAAAAGAGCTAAAGAAAGGGTTGTAAATATGGAAGAAAATAAATATTTAGTTATTGATGGTAAACAAAAAAGAACCATTGATTTAACTGGAAAAATATTTGGACAATTAAAAGTTATCAAATTAGATATTGAAAAATATAAATTAAATAAAATAAAATTGGCTAATGGAGAAATTAAAACTTTTCAATATTATTGGATTTGTCAATGTAATTGTGAAGAACATAGTGTTGTGTCAGTACCTCATTATAATTTGATTTATGGTAAAACAATTAGTTGTGGTTGTTATAAAAATAATTTAGTAGTATTCGATTTAGTAATAATTACATAAAATCTTTTAAAGAGTGGTGTTTAGAAAATAATCATCAAGATTATTTGAATTTATGGGATTATGAATTAAATAATAAAAAACCAGAAGAAATAGGATATGGATCGAGTAAAAAAATTTATTTTAAATGTTTAAACGGACTTCATAATAGTGAATTAAAAAAGATTAAAAGTGTAATAAGATATGGATTAACTTGTAATCAATGTGATTCATTTGCTCAATGGGGAATAGATAATGTTGATATAAATTTTCTTGAAAAATATTGGGATTTTTCTAAAAATACAATAAATCCTTGGGAAATATTTAAAAGCTCTAATAATAAAATATGGCTTAAATGTATAAATAAGAATTATCACGGAAGTTATCTTACAACTTGTAATACATTTAAAAATGGATGTAGATGTCCTTATTGTAGTAGTAAAAAAGTTCATCCGAAAGATAGTATGGGTCAATTTTTAAAAGATAATAATTTATTTGATTTATGGTCAAATAAAAATTCTAAAAATCCTTTTGAAATATCAATATATTCAAATAAAGAGTATTGGTTCAAATGTCATAATAATATACACAATGACTATAAAAGATCGTGTAATAATGCAATGAGAAGTAACTTTAAATGTCCAGAATGCAATGTAAGTAAAGGAGAACAAATTATAATTGAGTTTCTAATTAATTATAATATATTTTACTTATATCAACATGAATATAGTGATTTAATAGGGGTTGGTGGTGGGTTTTTATCTTATGATTTTTATTTGCCAAAATATAATTTATTGATAGAATATCAAGGAAATTTTCATGATGGAAGTAATGGTGAATATACACAGATTAATTTAGAAAATCAGCAAGAACACGATAGGCGTAAGAGACAATATGCTCAAGATAATAATATTAAACTGTTAGAAATATGGTACTGGGATTTTGATAATATTGAAGAAATCCTTAAAAAAGAATTAAATATAAATTAAAAAAGATAATAAAAGAGTGGTGATTAGATGGCAAGTTCTAAAAATAAAAAAACATCAAGAACAATAATATGTAGTAATGGTTGTAGTGATAGACCAAAAGCATTAAGCAATTTTTATAAATCTTCAAGGGAAGAATATGAACAATACGATGGATATTGTACAACTTGTAAAACTTGCCTTAGAAAATCTTCAATTGATCCAAATTTAAGAACGGTAACAATGGAAAGTATTAAAGATGCATTAAGAAAATTAGACAAACCATTAATTGAATCTGTTTTTATGGAAGTAAAAAATAATCCAGAAATAACTAATGCAACATTTTTAGGTAAATATATATCTTTAATAAATTTAAAGCCAAAATATAAAGATTGTAAATATTCTGATACTATTGACATTCAAATAGAACAAGAAAAGATTTTGAATAGTAAGATTAAAACTAAAGAAGTTAACACTAAAGAAGTAACTGATTATATGAAAAGTTTTTGGGGGCATGGTAAGAAAAACGAAGATTATTTTGAATTGCAAGAAATGTATGACAATTTTATGCAAAACGAAGATGAAGATTCAATGGATTATAAAAAACAGGCAGATTATAAGACTTTGTGCGAATTAGAACTTATGAAAAGAACTATGATAGGCAATGGCGATAGGGTTGCAGATTTATCTAAAGTTGTTGATATGATTTCTAAATTATCTTCAGATTTAAATATCAAAGCGATTCAAAAGAAAGAAGATAATTCTAATAAAGGGGCTTATGATTTATTTATAAAAAAGATAGAAACAACTAGACCAGTGTTTGATTGGGAAAGAGATTTGGGTAATAAAGATGAAATTAAAGAATTATTGCAATTATATTTCTATGGATATTTATTAGATGTTAATGGTCAAAAAACTCAATTTACAGATGCATTATATAAAGATTTGAGTAAATATACTCCTGATTTATCATCTCCGCAAGAAAATGAAGAAGAGGATGATATGAGTGGCTAGGAATACCAATAAACCGATAAATATATTTTCTTCTGATGTTAACAAGTTAGATGTGTCTGAAGATTTTTTAGACCATGTATCTGAATGGAGTTCATTTTATAGATGTTACCCATTTGTTTTTGCAGAAGATTTTTTAGGAATCAAATTAAAACCATTCCAAAAAATAATATTATATCAAATGTTTCATAATGATTACAATATGTTTATAGCCGCCCGTGGATTATCTAAAAGCTGGATGCTTGCAGTTTTTGTCATTTGTTGGGCAAATTTATACCCAGGGAGTAAAATTGTAATTAGTGCTGGGCAAAAAAGAATGTGTATGGAAGTTATAGGATATATAAAAGCTTTTTATGATGATAGTGAATGTTTAAGGCGTTCAATTTCATATTTAAGTGATTCAATAAATGATGCAAGAGTTGCATGGGTTGGTGGAAGTTCGTTTAAAATAGCAGTAGCTAATGACAATGCGAGGGGTAAAATGAGTGCCGTCTTAGGATAAACACATTACAGAAGTCCTAAGATTATTAGAATGGTATTAAGCTGGGAAGTCGTAAAGCGTATATACGCAGACTATCAGAACCGAAGGCGTAACTTTTGTTACTAAGTTATAGTAATATAACGATGTGTGTAAACACAGTCAGGGGCAACGCATAGCAATGTAATAATTTGCCAAGAGACCGTTCTACGCTGTAATGTAATATTTGTGCGTAAAAAGATATGCTGACCTAATTTGTAATGAATTAGAAGTATAGATAAAAAACTATACGATAACATAGTGGCTCGTTGTCATGTATTAATTTTAGACGAACATAGAACTATAAAATTAGAGGTAATAAATTCTGTCTTACGTCAATTTGCCTCAGATAGACGTAGACCAAAATTCTATGATTTACCAGAGTGGAAAGATTATCCAATGACAGAAAACAAAGAAATATATGCATCGTCAACTTATTATTGTCATCATTGGTCGTATGATAAATTTAAAGATTATTTTGAGCAAATGAAAAAAGGTAAAAGTTACTTCTTAGTAGACTTACCTTATCAAGTTTCTGTTAAATATGGAATAAAGTCATTAAAACAAATAATGAATCAAATGACGGAAAATACGTTCAATCCTATAAGCTGGAAAATGGAAGCTGAAGGCAGATGGGTAGGTCAAGATTCTTCTGCATTTTTTAAATATGAATTATTAGAACAATGTAGAAAATTAAAAAAGCCATTTTACACAAAAAACGAAATAGAAGCTATTGGAAATAAAAAATATGTAAATATGGATAAAATTAAATCTAATAACAAAAATAGTGAAGAAAATGAAATAAGATTTTTGTTTGCAGATATTGCCATGTCGGCAGGCGACAATAACGACCATACAATATTAGGAATTATGAGAGCAATTCCCAGACAAAAAACCGTTGGTGACAATGTTACAAAATATTATATGCGTGAAGTACCATACATGAAATCAATAATAGGTGGTAGAGTTGACGAA